TGGGCAACCAACAATGCCGTAGTTGCGAAAGTGAACGCCGCGTTTCCTGAACTATTGCCCGTCCAAACAACAGGTTGATGCGTTACAAATGGAGTTAATGTCGATAAAAATATGGTTATGGAACAAGAATTCGTAGCGGGGTAAAGATACGCACCAGTTATGATGCCGGTGGCCCCTGAAGATACTTGGCTAACACTGTCGCCAGCAACAGGGGCGGCGCCAGTAATAGAAGAAGACAATTGTAGCTGCTGCGTGTTTGTATTGCTGACGATAATACCCTTAGCGCCGGTTACTGATCCGACCACTTCGTCACCAATGTTGATTGCTCCCTGCGATGTCGACACCGTGAAGGTCTGCGACGGCGGCAGCGGTTCGACGACAGATGCCGTGCCATATTGCGAGGGGCCGGCGGTTGCGGTCGTAAAATCGGAAAGAGTGACGCCTGTAATAACAACTTGTCTGCCGCAATATGTCAGACGTGTTTCAACCATCCCTAAAACAAGAATTGCCGAAGACATCGTAATGTTAATGTTCCCTGTTGTAGCGCTTGGCAAGAGGGTTACATCTTGCGGAGAAATACGATCGAATATTGTTCTTTTTTGTCCTGATGGCGTAATTGTTTCGGAATAAGTGGCAAGTGTCCATGTCGACGTTTGGGATATACCATCCCACGTCAAAACCTGTGGCGGGTTTGTTGGAAATCCATCAGCAAAAGCAATGTATATAGCAAGAGCTGCGCCGGCGGCGGCGACGAACGATACGTTGTGAATTGTCGTCGAGGTCCATGGAATGGCCGTAGAGCCATCGCCGAGATTGGTCGAATTGAAAACCTGCGTCCCCGCCGCGTTGTAAACCCTGAGATAGCCAGCGCCGAAGACGAGATAAAAGACGTTTCCCGGCGACATCAGGACTTCTTCAACCCGTCCTGCTTCTGGAAACAGCGCGCGTCTGCCGGGGCGGTTCTTCACCGCTCCACCATGCAGCACACGCCAATTGGAAAGCTGACGGCAACCAATCTTCATGATCGGGTTTTCGTCGGCGCGCTTCATCGACAGGTCGAGCTCTCCCCCCGAGAAGTCGCGCTGCGCCCCGATGATCTTGGGGATTGCCATCGGCTATCAACCCGGTCCGCCGCTGCCGCCCCAATTGTTCAGGCCGTTGGGCGGCCACGGGCGGCGGACGCGGCGCGCGGCGGCCATGCGCGAATTGAAAAACTGCCGCTTCGGTTTCTGCTGGTCGTAGCGCGTGCGCGCCATCTGGAGCATCTTTTCGCCGGCCATCCACATCTTGTCGGCCTCGCCAGGGTCCTCGTGGAGCCCGCGGTAGATGCCGGACATGACGAAGGATTGCAGGGCGAGCAGAAGCGTCGGCGTGCCGTTGGTCGAATCGCACAGCGCCCCTGAGTTCGAGATGTAGCAGAGCGTGACGGTCGCAGGGACCTGCGGCGCGGCGGGCGGCGGCGGCCCGCCTTGGGCGTTGCAGACGATGACAGGGCCGCTCGGCGTCCCCATAATGTCGTACAGCGTCAGCGTCGGCGTGTTGACCGTCGGTGCGTCCTGGTTGATCTTGATCCAGATGATGTGGACGCAATCGCTCGGGATCGGGTAGGCCGTGTCCCACGTCACGTCTTGCGGCGCCGTCGGACTGGCGGTCAGCGTCAAGACTTGCTTGGCAAATCCCCAGCTATGGCTTTCCGCAGCGTACCCTAGGCCCGCCTGATAGGCGGGGTCGCAGGTGTTCCACTCGTCAGAACCGTCGTCAGCTTGGGCGACTTGGTTGTCGCCGGTAGCTGACAAGGCGCGGTTGACGATGCCAAGCTCGTCGAGCGGGAACTGGTAAGCCATGCCGCACCTTTCTCCGCACGGCAGGGCTCACGCAATGATCTACTGGTAGAAGCACTGCGCGTTGACGGTCGCGTTCGTAGCGCCAGCGCCGAGAGCGGGCATCGACACGGAGATCGCCGTGTTGACGGCGGACCCCTGGAGCGGCGGGTTGAAGGTCTGCATCAGCGGCTGTGCGGCCACGACGGCGCCCAACGGCGCGGCGAACGTCATCGTGCGCGTGCCGCCAAGAAGGCCTGTGATGGTCGGGTTGACCACAGCCGCGGCAGTCGCGCCGGCCGCCTCAATGTCATAGCCCGTGAGGTAGTTCGTCTTGGCGGGCACCGCGGCGCACGTCGCGGTCCCGGCCGGGTTGAGGCACATCTGCACAGAGCTTGGCGCGTTCACGCTTGAGTTCGGTGTCGGGAACCAAATCTGAGCGCAAGCGAGCGAGGCCGACAACAGCCAAACCGTGAGCGTGGTGAGCAGCTTTTTCATCATCCACTCCAACAAAAAAGGCGGCGGCGATTTCGCGCGGCCGCCTCTCGCGTTGTTCCTCGGCAAGCCTCAGATGGTGCCGGTCGCCGCAACTTCGTCCCAATCGACCGAGACGGAGAAGTTCCACACGCCGGTCGCCGGGACCGTCGCCTGAATGACGATGCCTTCGTTCGCGGCCAGGATCAGCGGCCATGCGTCGGGACCGTAGCGCAAAAGATCAGTCGGCGGGACAAGCTGGGCGCCGGCCGTCGCGACATTCTGCGTGACTACGCTGGCGATGGGCGTCGAGTCGAGCGTGCGCGTGCCGGCAGTCAGCGTCGCGGCCTGGGAATAGCGGAAGTCCTGGAGCGCGGTCGTGCCAAAGGCGGTGCGGCGCTTGGCGTTGTTCGTGGTCAGGGTCGCCGCCGCGCCGCCGGTGTCGGAAGCCGAGAAGGCCCGAGCAACGAACAACTGGAAGTAGCCGGGCGTGTTGGCAAAAGCGGTCGTGCCGACGTTGGCCTCGAATCGCACGCGCCGGATGACCACGAGCGGCCCGGCCGCGGCGGCGCTGCGCAGCGCAAAAATTGGGGCGGCGGCGGCAAGGCCCGCAGCCATGACGGTCGTGCCGTTGACCGCCGAGGCCGAATAGGAGCCGTAGGCGCCGACGTTGATGCCGCGCTCGTTGACGCGCAGGGCGTTCGTGTTGGCTTCAATTTCCAGGCCGTTGCCGGTGGAGTACCCTTGGATGGCGAGCATCAATCTCTCCTACGAATTGAAGGACCAGGCGACCGACCACGCGCCGTAGGGCTGCGGCTGCTGGAGCCCGATCGGCTGCTGACTGGCGGCCCCACCAAACGGCGTCCCGGCCGGCGTCGGCCAGTCGCGCCCGCTCGCCGCAGCGTTGATCACGATGTTCCCGGCGACAACCTGTGCCGAAACCATCGGCGGGTCGGCCGAGTGCTCGTCGGCGGAGTGATCGCCGGTCGCGATTGGCGTGATGGCTGCCAGGAGGGTCGCCGCCGGATCGTAGGCGTCGGCAGCGACGATCGTGACCTGAGTGTTGGGGGAACCTGGAAACACGCCAAAGTTTACCGTTGCGACCCCGTTGTTAGGGGCGCCCGTCAGATATTCGAGTTCGGCGTATGCCCAGCCTTGGGCCACGAGCGTCGGCGAGTCAAGGGTCGATACGACAACGCGGCCGAGCGGGTCGACGATATAGAGAGCGCCCGTCACGGGGCCAAAGATCGACTGCTGTTGCCCCATTGCAACGTTGGCGTCGATCTTTTGAAGTGCGACAGTCGCCATCGTTTCGTCTCAGGTCGGGGAATACAGGCTGTAGAAAACGGTCAGGTTGACCTTTGCCGCATCCGACCAATTGGTGTGGGCATTGATGTAGATCGGGAAGGCCTTCGGCACGCCCGTGCCGGTGGTCGTCGCGCCGACGGTGCGAACCAAGATCGCCGAGTCGGCGACGTGGACGAGACAGCTCGCCGCGCAGGTCACGGCCGAAGCAATCGTCGCGTCAGACGAACCGGCGATGCCGATGTCCAATCCGCCGGTCACAGCCTGTCCGGCCGTTTCCTGAATGACGAGGCCGACGATGTAGGACCCCGCCGGAAGGACGGGCGCCTGAGCGGCGGTCGTCTGCGCGGTGATGCCGACCAGCGAGACGGAGAACAGGTTCGGGCCGGGGAACCATCCCTGCGACTTGAAGTAGCCGACGTCCTGGTTAGAAACCGCAGCGCAACCTTCGGAGTTGAGCGTGTAGAGCGTCTGCGACGGGACAGCGGAGTTCGTGCCGCCAACAGTCCCGGCGTTGCCATCGGGCATGTTGCGCGGCGTGCAGAGAATTGCGCCGGCCGAGGCCGGGGCGGCCAGGCTGATGGCGAGCGCGGCGGCGGTAAGGGCGCCAATGAGCCAGTGTTTCGTGTTCATGCTCGCATCTCCCTGGAGCCGAATACCGGGTCGGAGCGGCGGGCTTCATCGAGGTCAGCCTCGCCCGCGCGTTCGCGGTTCAGATTGTCGAAATGGGCCTTGCCGGGCTTCATCGCGCCAGGCAAGCCCTGGTTGGGCAGCGACTCGAAGCCGCGCGTGCGCGACGAAATGAAGTAGCGCTTCGCCGGCTGGCGCCCTTCCTTGACCACCCGCTCATCGATCTCCAGCGCGTCGCGCGCGTCGACCGACCACATCTTGATCTCGAAGGGGCCGCCGTTCTGCGTCTGCCACTTGGCGAACTCGTCCTTGCGGGCGCCGTAGGTTCGCAGGTCGGCCTCGTAGTCGAGAAGCGCCTGACGGAAGTCGACCATTGCGAGATCAAACTCCGGGTCGCCTTCCTTGCCGCGCGGGGCAACCGGGCGCTTGGGAGCGCTCGGCGCGGTCGGACCGCAGTCCCACAGATAGACCATCGAACGTTCGCGGTCGGCCATCGCGGCCAGCCCCGGCCCGACGTTCGAGAGCTTGACGTACTCGTTGAGTTGGATCGCTTCGACCATGTTACTGCATCGCCGGGAGGATGGCCATAAAGGCCTTGAAGGTGATGGAGGCGTTCGAGCCGCCAAGGACGACGTACAGCTTGACGTACTCGTACTTGACGTTGTTCTGCTCGTTGGAGAACAGAATCTCGTAGCGGTTGCCGCCGATCGCGGGGACCGCCGGCGGGGTGAAGTTGTTGGGGACGTCGCCGGTGCCGGCGATGGCAAGCTGGAGCGCGCCGGCCAGCATGACGTTCGTGGCGCCGAAAGCCGGGTCGTTCGAGACCAGCACCATCAGCTTGTAGTAGCAGCCCGACGTGACGACGATTGCGGTGACATCGATAACCACAGCGGCGTCAATGCGCTGTTGCTGCGGCGTGATGCTGGACGAGGCGGCGATCGAGGGCAGCGTAACCGTGATGTTCTGGTTGCCGCCACAATCGATGATGCCGTCCGCGCCGCCATACTGCGCGTAACCGGATACCGTCAGAGCGGCGGCGCCGTCGGACAGGAAGTTGTTGGCGTCGACTGCGTAGGTTCTGTCACCCATCGTCGTATCCTCTCATGCCGCTCGGGCGAACTCGCCAAAAATCTCGTTGGCCTTCTCAACGTAGGCCGCGTGCGCCGCCTCTCTTGACGCAACGAGCCGTCCTGACCTTCCAGAAGAACTTTCCGGTCTGCGGCTCGTAATCGAGCAATTCTCTAAGTCTTTGATAAGTAAGCATTTTCTTCAAGCAACGATGGGAGCATTTGTCCAACTCGTCATCCGAGTCAGGCAATACTTGAACTCGTCGACCAGGCCGACGTCCCAAGAGATGTGGGTCCTATACGTTTTTCTGTCTTCCAGCAGGCCGACGTCTTCGGGCGTCAGGTTGCGGACGTAGATGCCGCGCAACATCCCTTCGCCGAGGGTCATGCCGTAGATCGACGACGTGACCGCCGAGCCGGTGCCGTAGGCGACTTCGTTGAACTGGAGGACGGGAACCTGGTCGTCCTTGGGGTAGCCGTAGAGAAGCCGGATGCCTGCGTAGGTCAGTTTCGGCCGCCCGATCTCGTCCCAGGTCTGCATGACGTAGCCGGTCAGCGCCTGGTTGCGCGCCGCCTGAATCCACAGCGGCAGCGACAGGAAGGGAACGAATAGGTAGCGCGTGCCGGACTTGCCCGACAGGTTGTTGAGCATCGTGTCGAGGTTGGCGAGCGACAGGGCCGCGCCGCCGGAGGCCGTCGAGTTGTAGTAGAGCCGGCCGAACTTCTGCGCGCGGACCTGGAGGCCGTTGAAGACGCGCGCGTTGACCGACTGATCGCCCTTGACGAAGGTGTCGATCCACAGGCGGGCGAAGGCGGTGATACCCATTCGCTCTTCGTAATTGCGCCGCTCGGGGCCGAAGCGATCCTGGATCGCACGGTCGATGTCGATGTCGTGGTCGATGATGTAGGTCGCCTCGTCGAACGGCGAGATCACGCCATGCCCGGACGAAGACGCCTCGTTGACGGCGCGGAACACCGGCGTAGCCAGCGCGGCTTCGCGGTAGCCGACGTACTTCGATCCCTTGAGCCCTTCAAAGGGCATGACCTCGAAAACGTCGCTGTACTGCGTGAACATCTCGATCACGGGGCGGCGAACGTCCTCCGGCGCCATTCCCTTGGCGTATTCCGTGAGGGTCATGAGGTTCGAGACGGCCATCGGAATTCCCTTTCAGATCACGGATTGGACGCGCTTGCCGTGTAGGTCCACGAAGCGACAGCGGTGTTCGCCGTTCCCGCCGCGTTGGGAAGCAGCACGGAGGTCGCGGCGCTGACCGTCCCCTGCGTCTTTTGGACATCGTCGGCCATCTTGCGCAGCATGCGCGCGATATAGGTGACCTCGGCCGACTTCTTGTCGAAGGCCTGGTCGACGAAGGTGGCGACGAAAACGGTCATGTCAGGCGACCTTCTTGCCTAGCTTCGCAGCCGTTTGGGCGCGCGCGTAGTCGAGGCGTTCCGGCAGGCTGAGCTTGCCGTAGGCTTCCTCGGACAGCTTACCAAACGCTTCCGGCGGCTCGCGTCCGCCGCTCTTGAACGTGCCCGAGCCGGTGAACTTGGCGATCAGCGATTCGGCCATCTGGACGTCGGCGGCGGTGAACAGGCGCGAGACGAAGCGCGCGCCGGGCTCCTGGCCGAGCAGGCCCTGCGCCCAGGTCTGGATCGCGGTGACGCGCGCCGGGCCATTGGCGCCAAGCTTGCCGATCTCGGCCTTGCGCGCCTGTTCGATCTGCGCGGCGGTGCCGACGCGGTCGCCGGCGACGAGGGCAATGGCTTCCTGGAAAGCTTCCTGCGTCAGGCCGTTTTTCTGCGCCCATTGCTGGCCTTGCGCCCACAACGGATTGTCGGCGTCGATCTTGAACTCGACGCCTTGCGGCAGAGTGAAATCCTTCGGCAGTTCGATCTTGTAGTCTTCCGGCTTGGCCGGGAGCGTCAACCGGCGCGATTCATCGGCGGCGACGCGCGTCTGCAATTCGTTGAAGTGGGCGGCGAACTCGGCGTCCTTGACTTTGCCGGCGGCGGCGTCCCAATACGCCTCGGGGATATAAGCCGGCCGCTCGTTACTCGGAGCGGCCGGAGTCGGCGTGGGAGTTGGGGTCGGCGTCGGGGTCGGAGAAGCCGGGGACGTAGTCGTCGCGGCTGACGAGACGGGCGCCGGGGATGCGACGGCCGGAGCGCTCGACGGCGCTGGCGAGACGGAAGGTGACGGGGCGGCTTCGGTCACTTAGAGCAATTCCCTCGGCCATCAGGGCCATTAGATCACGCGCAAAACTGCGGCGACCGTGGTCGGCTTGCAATGATCTCTCTGACCCATCGCTGATGACGCCGCAGAGCGCCTTCTGCAAATAGAGGTAGAGCGTCACGCCGTCGGGCGTGCGCGCAATGCGGTCGATCGCCAGTTTTAGATCGTCGTCGGAAACTTCGTTCATGAGACAGGCCCTGGGGTCTCGTTGGGCGGCGCTCCAGCATGGCGCGCGCCGGCCAGTTGGGCGATCGCCGCGGTTGCCTGTTTGACCTGGTCGGGATTGCGCCACTTGATCAGGCCGACGCGCATCTTGTCGACGATCGCCTTCATCGTTCCGGCGCCGTCACAGTACATCTTGAATTCCTCGGGGAAGGTTGGCGCGATGATTTGCAGCGCCTTGATCGCCATCCCGACTTCCTGCTGTTCGGCGGCGGCCTGCGCCGGATTGCGCGGCATGGTCGCGACGGCGCGGCCGTCAACGCGGATCGGCTGAATCGCGCCGGCCTTCTCAAGCAGCCACTTGAAGCGGAGGAAAATCTGCGCCGGCCCCTCGCGCCAGAACGGCAGACCGGGCGTCCCAAGGCGGCGCTGCGCGCGCGCCATCTCGTCGAGCCACTGGCCGAGCGTTGGCGGCGTGTCGCCGGTCTGCTCGGGGTAGTCGACGAAGAACAGCTTGCGCAGCTTCTTGATCTTCTCCTGATAGGCGTAGTTTGCGACCTCGGGCGGTGGCACCGTGAAGATCGGTTTGACGGCGCCCTCGGAGCCCGGCCGAATCGGATAGGCCATGTCTTCCTCGACGCCCTGTTCGACGGCGGCGAAGGAATCGTCGGGGTACGTGATCGGCGGCATGATCGAGCGCGCGGCGTGAACCGTCCGCATATATTCGAGTTCGTCGATCTGGCGGAAACTCGGCAGGCCCTTGATCAGCGGACCGACGCCGTGCGGCCAGTCTGCCGTCGCGCCAAATCGCATGACCAGCAACGGGCACGAGCCCTCGCCGACACATTTGGCGTCGTGAATGACCTCGTTGCCAATCATGATGACGTGCTGCCAAACCTCGTCCGATTTGTCCTCCCAATCACGCCAGAAGGCCCAAATCACCTGCGTCCGGTCGGACGGCTTGTCCTCGTGCTTCTTCTTGACCTCGGGAGGCACCTTCTTCCACACTTCCTCGCCAACGAGTTCGCGGACGTAGTGGTTCCTAGTGAAACGCACGGCGGCGCGGTAGTCGACCTCGCCATAGGGTCCGAGGTCGATTTCGAGTTCTCGGAAAGGAATGGCTGAAACCGTGATCGCCGAGGCCGGATGCGGGCGCTCGACCCACACGGCAGCCGTGCCGATCGCGAGGTCAGGGTTGAAGGCTTTCGGGATTTCAGGATAAAGGTTCGACGCCTTCATCGCGGCGAAGATCGCCTGATCGTCCTTCTTGATCTGGTCGCGGACCTTGCGCCAAACCGGCCCTTCGGCGCCGCCCGGCAGGTCCATGCCCGGCCCGCGCTCGCACCACGGCTCGGCTTCCGGCATGAACGCGCCGACGACCGCCGTGACAAAATCCTCAACGATGATAAAGGTTTCGTCGGTGTTGAGTTCAGGCGCATCCAACATGCGCGCCTGGCTCGGCGACGTCATCGAGGAAATCTGGCGCTGGCGATTCGGCGCCGCCAGAAAATAGCACTCCTTCACGTCGAGTTCGATGTATGACTTCCATGTTCGCGCCGCGGCGAGACGCGCAACTGCCTGCTGTTGCAGGTCCTTCGCCTGGCCGGTCGAGGCGGCTTCGCTCTGAACGGAATTGGTCGTCGAGGGGATTTCTGCCATAGGTCAGGCGGCCTTGCCGGGCGCGATGCCGCCAGTGAGGGTCGAGACGAGCGGGGAAGTTGTGCCGCCGGCGATCGCGAGTTGCGTGCCGTAGCGCGCCATCAGCGACGCCATGTCGCCCTGCGTCTGCGTCTGGAGTTGGTTATCGAGGCTGGTCTGCGCCTGCTGTTGCTCTTGCGCCAGCATCGGGTCGACAGGAATCTTTGGTGCGCCCATCGAACAACTCGCCTCCGTTGGCGAGCAGATGGCGATAGAGTGCGTCAGGCCGCAATGATCCGGTCCTGACGCGGAGCAAATGCTTGACCGCCGAGACGCAGGTGAAGCCGGCGCGGCCGCGCCAGCTCATCGGGGCGTCGGCGCGCCTGCATTTGACGATGACGCAGTGAGCGGCGTAGCGCGCGATCTGCTGGCGCGCGATCTCATGCTTCGCGTGGACGATCCGCAGCCCGGTCCACTCGGCGTCGAGGAACAGCCAGCAGTCGCCGACCGGGACATAGGTGAAGGCCGAGACGTGCTTGAAGTGGCCCATCGCCAGCGCGGACAGCCAGCGCGACGAGGCGTCGGGGTGGAAGACGACGAACCATCCGGCGGGCTCGGCCGCGCCGACCGGCTCGATCTGGTCCATCAGCCGGCAATCCGGCGCATCGTCCGGCGCATACGGCCGATCTTGGCCGGCATGACCAAGCCGATCGGGCTGAGGCCGATCATGCGGCGCCCGTCGCCGAGGCCTAAAATTAAGTATTGGAGGGCGTCACACAAGTCGGAGTACCTGTCTTTTGAAGGCTTTAGCACGCCTTTTTCTTCTCGTTCCAAATGGTAGCGGCCGGACATGCCGACGACCAGCGTTCGGCAGACCGGCGAGATGACGACGCGGTTGACGCCGGCCGGGTTGTCGTTGAGCGCGAAGGCGACTGCCTCGACACGTTTCTCGATGTCGTTCATCGGCACCGGGGCCGGGATCACGGGCATCCCGTGCGCGGCCCAAATCTCGTAGGCCGATTGCTCGTCGTGCTTGTCGCGGCCCTTAGGATCGCCGACGAACCGAACCTTCTGGCCTGGGTAGTGCTGCGTCAGGAACTTCTGTACCTTCGGCGCGAAGACCGACGGCCCCTCGTTGAACCCAAGCATTTCGTATTGGACGTAGACGCGCCCGCCGACCTCTTGGGCGAACACGGCGGCGGGGTGGACGCGGCCAAAGTCGAGGCCGACCTGCACGTCGTAATTGGGGAACGGCCGCAGCGCCTCGCGCGAGACATGGAACTCACGCCGGAACATCGGCCAAACCGGCTGGCCCTCGGCGACCAGGGCGACGCGGTTCATCAGGCGCGAGTCGATCCACGCCTTCGTCTTGCCGCGCAGTTGGCGATCGTAATAGTCGGCCGGCAGGTTCTTTAGGTTTTCGGCCTCGGGGTTGATGTGGTAGCCGGTGATCTGGCCGCGCGCGTCGAACTCCTCGATCAGCGCGGCGGGCTGCATGTACAGGCCCCACGAGTCCGGCCATTCGTACAGCGCGCGATCGGCCTCAGCCAGACCAACCGGCGGGTCGAGCCCATAGGCCATCGTGGCGAGCCAGTGGTCCTCGTCGGGCGCGTTGCCGTCGCCGAGCACGCCGCGCCACGTCGGGCCGCCATGTTCCTGCGGCGGGTAGCGCAAGCGCGAGTCGGCCTCGTCGAACAATTCCTTCTCGATGAAGGGCAGTTCGTTGAAGCATACGCCGGTATACTCGGTCGAGCGCAGCTTCTTGACGTCGTCGGTCTTGTCGAGCGAGATAAAGTCGACCTCGCAATGGACCGGGCCATCCTTGAAGGGATAGCGCAGCTTGTGGCCCATCGTCGCGCCATAAGTAAAGCGACCGTATGTGTCTTCCGGGTAGGTCTCCAGCCAAGTACGGATTGTAGAACGTTTCAAATCAGGCATCGTATTGCGCACCATCGCGAAGCGCGTATACCTAACGCCGTCTTTGGGGCTTGGCCGCTGTTCTTGGGCGTGGCGGCCGACACGCAGACACATAGCCTTAGTCTTGCCGCTGCCGATCGGGCCGCCAATATAATCCACCGGATGATTGGCGAGGATGAAATCTGCCGCCTTGGTGCCGCCGATGAAATTGAAGACGGAACTCACGGCATTCTCGCTTCCTGGACCTGCATCAGGCGCGCGCGGGCGGCGCGGAGGATTGGCAGGATTTTGGCGTCATCGTCGTCTTCGGCCTTGTCGCTGTCGCCGGCGGGCTCATAGGGGCCTTGATAGAGGTCTGGCGGGACGGTTTCAGCCGAAATTCTTTCGCTCTCGGTTTCCGAGACGTAGCTTGCCAGTTCTTTTTCGTAGGCATCGATGTCCTGATCTGACCACCCGTCAAGCTTGAGGTTCATGTGCTCGAAGCCGGTCGCCCACCAGTGAGCGGACTTGGCGCCCGGCCCTTCCCAATAAGCCTTGTCGAGCCGCGTCATCATCCACCACTCAAGGCCCTCGTGGCAGCAGAGGTACTTGTCGGGCTCGACGCCCATCTTGAGCCGCGCCGGCACGCCCTCGTCGATGTAGGTCACAATCCCGTCGGTCGATCGGCCGGCGAGGTAAGGCACGAGGAACTGCCGCGAGACGATGCACGGCCAGGGGTGGAAGTTCTGCAAGCCGGGGTATTTCTGAAACAGCGAGACGATGGCGCTGACCGGCGCGGCTTCGGAGGGCTTGTCGCCGCTGGACATCACACGCCCCCGTCGGCCGGCGGCGGCGGCGCGCCGATGATGTTGGGGAATGCCGGCATTCCGGGCCGCGGCGGTTCGACGAGGCTGGCGACGGCGGGGATTCCCACGCGGGTCATCTTCTCACAGTGCTTGGCGATGATCATTTCGTCCTTTTCCGTGGCGGGCGCGATGATCAGCCGCAGGTCGACGCCGTTGTCCATCCGTTCGATCTTCGCCTTGAGCTTCACGCCGAGCAGCACGGCGCCAATCTCGGGGTCGGGCGACAGGTCGCTCAAGGTCCCCTCGCGCAGGACAATCGTCTTGACGAGGCCAATTTTCTTGAGGTTTCGGCCCCACTCGCGCAACTCAAAGCCGTAGCGCTGGACGAAGTACTCGGGAAGGCTGAACACGGCCGACACCGCGCCGCGCGGCTTGTTGCGATTGGCCTCCGCCGCCGCCCGGTGCGCCCGCATGATCCCCGGCAGGTCTTCGCAGTGCTTGGCGACGCGCGCCGCGTCAGCCTCGTCGTCGGGCTGGATCACCAGCCGCACCGCCTTGTTGGCGGGGTTGACCGTGACGTCGCAGCGCAGCTTGACCTTGCCCTGGTGGCCGGCGGCGAGAACCGAAGTGGCGCCTGGCGGGTTCCACAGCATGACCTCCAGGAACTGCCCCTTCGTTTCGAGCCCCGACGCCCAATCGAGCAGTTCCTGCGAATAGACCTTCAAGAAGGCTTCCGGGATGCGCACGAACTCCGCCGCCACTCCCGGCCGATTGTCGTTGACTGGCCGCTGGATCGTGATGCTCATAGCCTCAATGACCTCTTGGTGAGCGGATCGCCCTGATAGTCCACGTTGCAGTCGGCCGCCTTGAGAATCGCCGAGCCGAGCTTGATGGCGTCCTGCGGCGACAACACACAGCCGGCGGCGCCGAGGATCACCCTCACGCCGCCGGAAATGTCTCGCTCGACGCGCAGTTCCTGAAACGTGCCCTTGGCTTTCAGGAACGACATCGGCTCGACTTCGATCATGGCTTTTCCCTCGCCTTCGCCATCGCCTTGCGGGTCCGCCAGCCCTTGCGGGAGGCGGCCGTTGAACGTGCGAAGGCTTCCGGCGGTAACTCAAGCGCCTTCGCAACCGAATCGCGTAACCGCTTCATCGCCGCCTCGGGATCGTTGTAAAGAATTTCGTATCGAGATGGAGATTTGCTTTTCAGTTCCAACGAAACGGCATCATCGCAATAATGGTGTTCGTAGTGATGATGCAGGCAAAGCCACCTAACTTCCAAGGGCTTTAGATAGTCGTCGTGGTGAGCTTCAGCATTTGGATTGCCACAAACCTCACACGCCGCGGCGACGAGTTCCCCATCTCTGCGAGCACGGGAAACCGCACTCCGCGCCTCGTTCTTTATGGAGGACCACCGTTTTTGGTTAAAGCCGGGGTTCTTTTGGATTGACATCATCGCCTCGTAACGGTACACACATGACACCAACCGGGGCGGAATGCAAGAGGAAAAAATGACCCTTCTCATCGTGTCGGCGATCTTCGTCATCTGGCTTGTTTTGGTGCTGCGATAATGACCCCCATCGTCTCCTACCTCCGCGTCTCAACGCAAAAGCAGGGCTTCTCGGGGCTCGGCATGGACGCCCAGCGCGCCGCCGTCGAGCAGTTCGCCGCCAACAACGACATGCGCATCGTCCAGGAGTTCGTCGAGGTCGAGACCGGCAAGGGCGCCGACGCGCTCGAACTCCGCCCTGAACTCAAGGCCGCCATCGACCTCGCCGCCCGCATCCCCGGCCCGGTCGTCGTCGCCAAGCTCGACCGCCTCTCCCGCGACGTCCACTTCATCTCCGGCCTGATGCTGCACAAAATCCCATTCATCGTCGCCGAACTCGGCCCCAACGTCGATCCCTTCATGCTCCACATCTACGCCGCGGTCGCCGAAAAGGAGCGCGCCCTCATCTCGCAGCGCACAAAAGCCGCCCTCGCCCGCGCCAAGATCATCGGCACCAAATCAGGCCGCAAGCTCGGCCAGACCACCGAAGTCGGCGAGCGCCGTAAACAAGAGGCCAACGACCGCGCCAAAGAACTCGCCCCCGTCTTCGCCCGCCTCAAAGACCTCTCATCCCACACCGCCGCCAACAAGCTCAACCAGATCGGGATAGCGACGCCGACCGGCGCGCCGTGGTCCGCCCGCACCGTGATCCGCGTCCGCGACCGGATCGCCGCAATGAGCCGGACATGAAACCTCTGGCGATCGATCTGTTCTGCGGCCTTAAAGCAGGCTGTCTCGGAGCCCTAGCGCCTGTGCTGTCATCACACCGCGATCAAGAAGCGCGTGGCATGTGGGGCAGAGAACCCAAAACATATGACGTTGCGTCGTATTTCGGTTCCTCCATGCGCCATTTCTGGCAAACTCTGGCTTGTGCGCAACGTCGAGCACGCGAGATTCGCCGCAGCTTTCGCAGCCAACTGGAAGGTCTGGAAAGGCGCGACGAAGCCATTCGATCACGCCCTTGCCCTTGGTCGACCTTGGGTCTTTGTGTTTGTGGCGTTGCCACATCTGCTTATTGTATTCTGTATTTCTCTTGTGGAATGCGGCACGTGACTTTCTCGCGCCTTCCGTCGAGCATCCCTGTGAGCAATATCGGCGATTTGTTGAGGGCGGCACGATGCTGAAATGCTTGCCGCATTCCAAACAATCAGCCCCTGCTTTGGTCACATCCGTTTGCTCGCACCTACGGAGCCTGCCGGCGCGGCTCGCGCACGTCGAGCTGCACCATTTCTTGTCAGGCCGTATGGCTTGGAATTTCCCGCCGCAGGATTTGCATAATAGATCATACATGGGGGGATTATCTACATGAAAACCCGCCCTATTGCAATTGATTTGTTTTGTGGGATGTTCGGCTGGAGCGAAGGCTTGATCGCGGAAGGGTTTGATACGGTCGGCTTTGACTTGGAGGACATGCGCGGGCAGTTCGGATTCGCGCCGTTGCCGAATACGCAACTCGTCATCCAGGACGTTCTGACGCTGCACGGCTCGCAATTCAAGGACGCGGCCCTGATCGTCGCCTCGCCGCCCTGTTTCGTGGCGGACACGCTAATTCTCACCGATCGGGGGCTCATTCCTATCCCGAAAGTCGCTGTCGGCGACCGTGTTTTGACGCATCGCAATCGCTGGCGGCGAGTGCTTAGGACGGGCGGAACTTTCTCAAAAACCGTCATCGCGTCCGGGTACGGCGCTTTTCTTGAGGGCACGCCTGAGCATCCGGTCTATGCGCGGCGCGATGTTGGCTCCCGCCAAGTTTGGGGGGCAGCGGAGAATCGGCCAATATATCACCCGAAGAAATTAGGCGACCCGGAATGGATACATCTCGCGCAATGCGCCGGCAATCATTGGGCGAGCCCGGTTGAGTTTGAGACGCTGCCGGTCCCAATTCTTCCAAACGAATTGCCTGATACTTCGGCGTTTTGGTGGATGGTCGGGCGTTGGGTTGGCGATGGATGGGTGCGGCTGCGTGAGGAAACCAGAAGCGGCGACGAAGTTATTATTTGCTGCGGCAACGATGAAGCGGACGCTCTTGAACATCACCTCGCGTCAGTTGCGCTACGGGTCGGTGCGCGCGCCACGCGGGGCGAACTCCATTGGAGGCGGTCTCAAGAGAGAACGACAGCGCGGTTCACGGCGGCGAGCAACGCTCTTGCGGAGTGGTTGACGACGCATTTTGGACGAGGCGCGGCGCAAAAATCATGGCCGGCTTGGGCGTTTGGGATGGATCGAACCAGGCGCGAAGCGCTCCTAGATGGATATGTTTCAGCGGATGGCAACCCGGATATTAACGGGGGCACACCGATCATCAAAACCACGTCGGTCAGCAAACAGCTTGCCATCGGCACTCGTTTTCTTGCCGCCTCTCTTGGGTGCGTTTCCGCCGTCCATCGGCAATTTCGACCGGCGACTTATGAAATTGAAGGTCGCATCGTCAACCAGCGGGATAGCTGGGATACGCGATGGACACCTGGGGTCGAGCGCAACCGGCTCGTCCAGAGAGAATATGGGATGCAATGGGGCATTGTCCGCAGCGTGGTTGAGGGTCAGTCATCGGCGAAAGTTTGGAACTTGGAGGTCGAGGAAGACAACAGCTATGTGGCCGATGGCGTGGTCGTTCATAATTGCCAAGAATACAGCTACATGGCGATGCCTTGGAAACTCGCTAAGGCGAAGGCCGCAGCGATCCGAGCCGATACGACGGGCGAAAGCCTCGTTCGGCTCAATCGGTTGTTCAACGCCTGTTTCCGCATCCAAGCCGAGGCCAGCTTAGCGGCTGGTCGGCATATCCCGATGATCGTCGAGAATGTTAGAGGCGCCCAGTCGTGGGTAGGGAGAGCGCGGTTCAATTTCGGGTCGTTCTATCTGTGGGGTGATGTTCCTGCGCTGATGCCAATCACGCGCAGGGCGGCGAAGGTGCCGAATTTCCGCTTCGACGGAAGCGGGCGATCGTTCCAGACAGCGAGCGTCGAAGGAACAAAACAGGGTGGCGACTGGTTTGCGGAAGCCCGCAAGGGAGGGGCCGGGGGAACGTCCGCAAGCTTCGGTTCCAAATCCCCCGCCCGCAAAGCCGCCAGCGCCATGATCGCCCGCATACCCCTCCCGCTCGCCCGCTATATCGGCGCGACGTTCAAGGGCGACGCCCAGCAGGACCGTGCCGACCAGGCCTGACAGGCCCAACCCGCTCAGGCAACCGACCGCCACCGTCCGCCGCCAATGCCGCCGCAGCGTCAGATTGCCGCATCCCGCGACGCCGCGCCTCCGCAGGGTCAGCAACAACCCGCTCCAGCATCGCACGCTGCGCAGCCGAAACAATGCGAATCGGCTTCACGAGCGCCTCCCAATCCATATCCCAATCAAAATACAGCCGAGCGTCCATAACGCAGGCCAAAGAATCGAAATTTCAACGTGTTCGCTCATTCGCGCGACCCCCGCGTCAGGTCCCCCAGCAAATACGCCGCCCCCGCAACCAGCAAATGCCGCTGGCCGCCCGGATTGCGCGAAACCGATCCAATTGTCATGTCGCGCCGCACAATAACCGCCGCAAGCGCGATGACGTCTCCGGCCCGCGCCTCCTTGAGCAGCCACTCCAACTCCGCAACAATCTCCGGTTCAGCCCCCTCTCCCGTCGGCGCAACCCGCCCGCGAAGCCCAACCACGTCAGCCATCGAAAATCCCTCGCGTATCCTCAGTCCTGACAAAGCCAGCCATTTTCGCTGACCCCAAATATTTCAGCTCACCAAAAAAACAGACCCACCAATTCCCCCACCCCCGTAAATCTGCCCAAAAATGTGCGGAGAGAAGGTAGGAGCACGGCGGAAACTCGCGTTTTTCCCCCGGCCTCGCTCAGGCGGGATCGTCCAGGATCGGAGGGTTCGCGGTCAGATCGATGGTCGTCTTGACAGGCTGACGTTCGTCTGACTGACCTGAGTTGATGACGATTGTCACGCCAGGTGAATGACTTACGCCTGTTCCTCCCGTGCTCGATGCATCGCCTGCCATGCGCTCAAGCGCCAGCACTGAGTTGACCGCTGGCATGTTGTCGGCCGCGTCTCTGATCTCCGCCAGGCGCTGAATGTTGCGCGCGTTGACGCTCGCAAGGAGCATCTGCCTTCGCTTGCGGACGTAGTCGAGCACATGTGGTCGCTCGAAGGATTTGCGGACTGCTGAAGTCGTCATGCCAGCTTCTTGAGCGGCAAGATCAATCCGTTTCCCCTCGTCGACCATAAGCGTGAGGGCTCGGGCGAGCTTGCCTTGGACTCTGAGGGGGGCTTGGCGAGGGGTTTGTGAGACTGCGAGATCGGACATGGGTGCGAGAATTGGACTGGATTGAGGCAATCGCAATGACCGTGTTTCGGTGAGTCTGTGTAGCCGCGCGATCCCCTATAGGGAGGGTCGTTGATTTGTTTGACGTTTGGGCGGTCATTGCGATTTGAGAATGCACAGGACATTGAGCATTTTAAATGCACAGGACATTGAGCATTTGAAACACGTCTTCAATCCAGACCGGCTGAGAGGGCGCGATCGGGCTCGGGTGATTGGCCATTATCTCGCCGGCCGGTTCACGGCGAGCGAGGCAGCTCGAGCGATTGGCGTTCACATTTGCACTGTGCTGCGAGCCGCGCCGGCGGGCTTCGATTGGGACGCTGTGAGGCGGGCATACGTCGACAAGCTGATGCGGCGCGTCACGGCGCTGCGTGGCCTAGACCGCATTGGCGACTAGCTGCGACAATCTGTCCGTCAATCTCCGGTTGACTTCTTAGCGCAGTTCGCTTAAGTTCGCTGTGTTGGATCGAACAAGGGATACGGAAATGACCACATTCATCGCAATCGCAGTCGGCCTCTGGATCGCCGCAACGGGTTGCTCTTTCTTCCATCGCTTCCCGATTGGCGGGTGACAATCAACGGGAGGGGCTTCGGCCTCTCCCTCTTTCTGGATCGAACAAGGGGAACCGAAATGACACAGATTAGTAACACTCCATGGGGCAAGCCTGACTCAGTCGAACAGCTTGCCGACGGCATTTTCGAGGTTTGTTGTCCCTCGCATGGCGGGATTGCCGTGCGGTTTGACAAGCTTGCGCAGATTCCCGCGGCTCATCGTGACTTCGCCCGCCGCTGGTCGCATGGGTTCCCTTGGGACCATTACGGCTGGTTCGAGGAAGATTGCGCATGGTCCGCCGTAGCGCTGGCGTTCCCCGAGGCTTTCACCATCACTCAGCGCGACACGGCTCGCATGATCGCCGCTCACTCCCTCCCGAAGGCATGACCATGACCACGCTCAACACCCACACGTATTTCAGCGTCGCGATCTCGATCGCCATGCTGGCCGAGTTCGCGGTCTGCGTCCTGATCGTCGCCTTGTACGTTCTGGCCTGACTGTGACCGTCTATCCGCACATCGCGGCGAGGGCCTGGCGCAAGTCGCTGGGCCTTTCGCGCGCTGAGTTGGCGCGCCGCGTCGGCTTCTCGCCTTCGCAAATCCAGGACTATGAGGAGGGCGCGCGCCGCGGCAAAAAGAAAGCGGAGGAAGCCGTGATTTCGGACGCCGCATGGCTACGCTATGGCCTGGCCTGCGCGGCCCTGTCAGCCGGGCTGAAACTGCCTTTCTAGGCTACCACGTTTCAATCCGCGATTTCGTGTCGCCGGCTCCATCGACGGCCTTCCGCCCTTCGGTTTTGGTCTCACGGTCACAAGCACTTCGTTCTTGATGACGTAGAGCCAGCGCCCCGAGATCACCCCGCAGGCGCCGGCGTCGCTCGCCTCGCGCAGCTTGTCCATCAGGCGCGGCTCGATCTCAGGATTGCCGAGGCGCTCCGTCAGGCGCTGGCGCGCGTGCTTCGACACTTTCAATTCCATCGCGTTCTCTCCTGTGCTTCGCCCAGCGCGCCAGCGCCGCGACCCTTCCCCGATAGCTGCGACGCGCCTGTTCGCTTGGATGATGGCGCGCCATCGCGGCCAAATGGGCAAGCTTGCTGCGTTGTTTGCGCGTCATGGCCGCATTTTTGGCTTTTCCGCCTTTTTGCCCCATTTCCTTGAAGGTTTGTTTCGGAATTGCGAGATGCAAGACGCTGTCTCGGACATAGCCGGCATTGCGCTTGACGATGCGCGTTTTCATACGGGTAGTCTGCGCCGGGTCCTCGACCACCAACATCTTGACGCCAAGCAAGCCGAGTACGACGCCGAAGCTTTCGATACTCAGAATCTTGCCGCTCGTCTTTGGCGTCATCAGGCGGGCGAGCGTGGCGCCGGCGAGCCCGCTGATCTCCGCCGCGTTCTCAGATCCCATCGCGAGCCCGAGGTCGGCGGCCCGATCGCGCAACGCCGCGATGAAGCCGAGGTAGTCGCTGCAAATCGCGAGAACCTTGCCGTCAGTCATAGCTCGCCCAGCGCCAAGCCAAGCCCCAAGACCCGCCGTCGCATGGCTGGATCGAACGCGCGAGGCGGAAAGCGCCACGTCTTGTCGCTCGGCTCGCGCGTCAGGTCGAATTCCTCCGGCCATCGTGTCGGCACGGTTCCGACGCCGTGAAAGCGCAGATACTTCGTCGCAATACCGTGATCCTCGAAATAGAGCATCCAAGCGTGCCATTCCGCCGGCGTGGCGGCCCCGGCGAGCTCCGGCGTGTCGTTGCGGATCACGAAGCCCTGGCCGCCCTGCGCGCGGATCGAGGCGCTGGCAAGGGCGACCCAGTTCTGGTTGTTGATCTCAGCGCCCGTAGGCGTGCGCGTAGCCGCCGTTTCCGCGGTTGTTCGGCTTGGGCGAAACTTCGGGGCCATACGTGTCCTCCATGATTGGCGTAAGCATTTTCGGGGCGAGCAAGCGATCAATCGTCGGCTTGAACGCGCGGTCCCGCCCAGGACCTGGCGCTGCATCGCCGCGCAGGAACGGACTAGCGCGAATCTTCGCAAAGAACGCTCGGAAGCCGGCTTCCGCCGTTGGGAAATCTAGGTCGCCAGCAAAAAGCTTTGCCGCCGCGAGGATCAGACGCTCCCGTGTTCCGCGGTCTGGAACCACGGTGATCCGCACCATTCGCGGGAACTCGGAGATCATCTCGTTCCAGGTTTCGCAAGCGAAACGAACGATCCGGGTTTCTTCCTCGACCTTGGCCTGGCGCTTGTCGCGAACGGAAGGGCTACCGAAAAGATCGATCGGCTGGTCGGACTTTCTTGCTACCGTAGGTAGCTCTTTAATACTACTACTTTCTACCGCATTAAGAACGCGCTCGCGTATAGGCGCGCGAGGAGGCGTAACGTTTGTTACGGGTTCGTTACGCTCCGTTACGCTCGGCGTTACGATTTCGTTACGCTTGCGATCCCGGTATCGAGCCTGCCGAAGGGCGTTCACGCCGCGCGTCTCGGCTGTAGTCTCTATCGACTCTGCAACCACTGCGAGAACTTCGCGTAGCTGTTCGGCTGTCAGTTCAAGCGCCGCAAGCCGGCGTAATCCGTCGGCGCTGACAGCCATCACCCGTCCGTGAGTTGCGAGAGTGTGCCGGCGGCGTCTTTGAGGGCGCGCTTAATGCGCTCGACCTCCGATTCGCGCATGCCTGGGAAGGCATGGCGGAAGTTCATGGCGGCCACGAGTTCGACCGCCCATATTTGGACGGCGACCGAAAGGGGCTTGATTGGTGTGGATTTTTGCGCTAGATCAGACTGGCTCATTCGCGAAGGACCCTCGCGTTTGTGCTTGGCCCGGTCGAAGTCGTTTACGCGACTCCCGGGCCTTCTTTTTAAGCACCCCCCCCCAAGACGCGACTAAGTACCCCTCGGGAACTACCTACGGCGCACAAGCTACGCCTGCGGCGGGGCGTCGTCAATGGGATAGTCGCTGTCGCGCTCGAGCCGCTTGCGGCAAGGGGCGATCCAATGAAAATGCGTGCCGACACAGCCTTTGAGCGGCTTGCGCCAAACGACCCAGCAATATGCCGTGGCCGTCGAGCCTTCCTTCGATAGGTGGCCGTGGTGCATCACGACGCGCTCGCTGAACTGGAAGATGTCAGTCGGTGGATCGGGGGCGAACAGCCTCGACAAGCGACCCACGCCCTCCAGAAAGGCGGTGCGCACCAACAGCGCGACGCCGCGCTCGGCGCGTGCAAGCGCGGTCACAGCAAACTGCTCGGCGAGTTTGAAGGGCGGATTGGTGATGATCCAGTCGGAGCGCTGTTCGGTTGGCCAAAGGAAGTCGACGACCTCATGGCCGCCCTTGTGCGGCGCCACATCGGTGGCCGCAACTGACCCAAAGAACTCGCGCAACGGCCTCACCATGTCGTGCTCGCCGCACGCAGGGTCCCACGCCGTCAGGTCGCTCAGATCAGGATGACGTCTGGACGTCACGATCCATTCGCACAGCGCGCGCGTCGCCCAGGGTGGCGTCGGATAGAAATCGAGATGATCAGTCCCTGCGACTCGCCGTTGCATCACGGCTGTCGACGTGTTCTGCGCCATGCTTCCCCTCCTGCCCCATAAATTTGAGCGCCGGCAACGTCACGTCGTTATGCGGGCTGACGAGCGACTTTCGGACGAATCGCTCGATCGGCGTGGCGCGCTCGCGGACCTCCGCGGCCAGGGCGCGCGTGTCGCGCTCGCGCTCGATCAGGTCGTCGCGCCTAACAATCCACCCGCCGCGGCCGGTCGGCCTGCTGAATCCTGACATTCGATGCTCTCCAACGCTTCGACCGACACGCGGACAAACGCGACCGGACCGTAGATTTTGACGACGTTCAGATGCGCGACCTGCGCGTCGTCGCCGAAGACCAGCGCCGCCGGCAGCTTGTCGTAGCCGGCGAGCGATTCGTTCTTGCCGATGCAGTCCATGATCGCCTTGGCGATGTTGTCGGCGTCCGGCCGCGAGTCCTTCCAATGGGCCGCGGCCTTGCGCTTTTTGGACCACGTCTCGGGGACTGGATAGACCGCGCGGACGTCCATCGTCAGCGGCCCTTCGAGCAGCGCCGCGCCGCGCATGGCCTCGAACGCCATCGCCCGCACCTGGAGCATGTAGTCGCGCTGCTTGGTCGGCGTGAACCGGCGGGTCCCGAAGGAACCGGCGCGCGCGAATGGAACCGGCGCGCCGGGTATCGTGAAAATGAGGCTCACTCGGCGTCGGCGATCGGCAGGTCCGGCTGATCCTTGTCGGGCGTCGCCGGCGCCCGCTCGCCGTAGAAGTCGGCGGCTTCGGCCAGAACGAGGACGGCGGCGCCCTTGCCGTGTTCGGCGAGCCGGTTGATCGTCTCGACGGTCGAGGATGCGGCGAGCTTGATTTCGACGCCCTTGTCGATCTTGATAGCGCCAACGCTGACGACAATCGACGGGAAGCCGGCTTTGACGACCGCCTGGACGACGCGGCGAACCACGTCTTTCCCGCACATTGAGACGGCGTAAATCTTGTCGCGCTGTTCGTCTTCGGACAGCATCGCCCACGGCACTTTCATGTCGCGAAGATGGCCGAGCAGCACGTCGCGGACGTCGCCGCTCAGCGTGTCCGTGTCAAATTCCGCCGTCGGCATATCCTCGGCGCGCAGGCCCTCCGGTAGCGATTTCTCGGGTTTATTCATTGGGTTTCGCCTTTCCTCCACATATCCGGCCGGAGTTCGTGCATGGGAACGCCGGTCACTGTCTCGACCGATCGCGCCCGATCGGCCGGGCAACGTCGCCAAGCCGATACCGCCTGGCGCTTGACGCCGATGCGGCGGGCGAGTTCTGCGGCGCCCCCGACGGCATCGATTGCCCGTTGCAGGGCCGCGTCGCGCGATGTCTGTTCTCCGTCCATGCGGCGACGATAGCGGAAAATCCGAATATGTCAATGATGGATTGCGCAAGATTGGCTTGACAGGGTTGGCGAGGCGTGTAGGATGGCGCCGTGAGTTGGACCGCCCTCAACGGGCAAAGGAGATCAAAAATGAGCGACGCCCACTGGAAAATTGGAGCCGATTACCTCATCCGCACGGCGACGATGATCGACGCCGGCAAGCTCGTCGCCGTCACCGAACACGAGCTTGTGCTCGAAGACGCTTCCTGGATTGCCGACACCGGGCGCTTTGGGAAGGCGCTGGAGACGAGTTCTTTCAACGAGGTCGAGATGTTCCCCACCGGCCAGGTCATCGTCGGCCGCGGTTCCCTGATCGACGCCGTCCAGATTTCCCAGCTTCCTACGAAGACGAAGTAGGGGCTTTTGACCGCGCCAGCGGCTTGTTTGGCTGCTGGCGTGGTCGGCCTAGGAGAGCAGCGATGAACCCAGCAATTCAAGCGTGGTCGGGGTCGTGGTCGTGGTCGTGGTCGGGGTCGGGGTCGCGGTCGTGGTCGCGGTCGTGGTCGGGGTCGTGGTCGTGGTCGTGGTCGTGGTCGGGGTCGCGGTCGCGGTCGGGGTCGCGGTCGGGGTCGCGGTCGGGGTCGTGGTCGTGGTCGTGGTCGTGGTCGCGGTCGGGGTCGCGGTCGCGGTCGTGGTCGCGGTCGCGGTCGCGGTCGCGGTCGTGGTCGTGGTCGCGGTCGTGGTCGGCCTAGGAGAGCAGCGATGAACCCAGCAATTCAAGCGTGGTCGGGGTCGCGGTCGCGGTCGGGGTCGCGGTCGCGGTCGTGGTCGTGGTCGCGGTCGTGGTCGGGGTCGTGGTCGTGGTCGTGGTCGTGGTCGGGGTCGCGGTCGGGGTCGTGGTCGTGGTCGGGGTCGCGGTCGGGGTCGTGGTCGTGGTCGTGGTCGGGGTCGCGGTCGTGGTCGGGGTCGCGGTCGCGGTCGGGGTCGCGGTCGCGGTCGCGGTCGGGGTCGTGGTCGGCCTAGGAGAGCAGCGATGAACCCAGCAATTCAAGCGTGGTCGTGGTCGTGGTCGGGGTCGCGGTCGCGGTCGCGGTCGGGGTCGCGGTCGGGGTCGGGGTCGGCCTAGGAGAGCAGCGAT